ACTTTCGATGACCTTCGAGCAGATCAGGACGCTCATCACCGGCCGCATGGTGGCCTTCACTGGCATTGATCAGGCTCGGATCGATTACCCGAACCAGCCGGAAGTGTTCACGCCGCCGGCGACCGGCCTCTGGTGCCGGCTGAATATCCAGTACGCCTCGGCCTTCATGGCTGGCATGGCCGACCGACCGCATACCCGCAAGCCCGGGCAGATCAGCATTCAGTGCTTCGCACGGGAGCGCACCGGCACCAAGGCCATCAACGAACTGTCCGACGTGCTCGAAACGCACTTCGCCTACTGGATGTCCGGCGACCTTGAGTGCATGGAAGCCAGCCAGGTGGTCGCCGGCGAGTTCGAGGGCTTCTACCAAATCAACGTCAACATCCGGTTTCGCGCCGGCTGACAGCAAAGCAACCGCCACGCCCGCGCCTGCGGGTTTTTTTATGCCCGCGAATAGGAGGCTCCAATGAGCTCTGGCGCAAAAGTTGTAAGCCACATCATTGCGGAGGTGACGCCCGGCGTTACTCCCACCGGTACCTGGGACACGCTGCGCCTCACGGGCAACGCGCTGACCCCTACCGTCAATACCGAAGTCAGCGACGAAATCACCGACACCCGATTGAGCCAAGGCTCGGTGGCCACCAGCATCGATATCGGCGGCGATCTGACGGCTGAATTCTCGTTCGGCTCGTTCGATCAGTTGCTCGAAGCTGCCTTCTACGGCGTCTGGACGGCTGACGTCCTGCGCGCAGGCGATACCCGCCACACCTTCAGTATCGCCAAGGGCTACAACGACGTCGGCGTCTATGGTGTGTTCAAGGGCGCGCACGTCTCGACCTTCGCGCTGGACATCCCGTCCGAAGGCAAGGTGACCGCCACGTTCAACATGGCGTGCCTGGACTACACCGACGGCGACACCTCGATTGTTGTTTCGCCGAATGCGCCGACTACCACGCCGTTCCTGTCGAACAACAACGTCGGCACGATCCTGGTGAACGGCCAGTCGCTGGAAGGCGTGGCCTGCGTCTCGGCCATGACCGTGAATCTGGACAACAGCCTGCAGACCCAGCGCTGCCTTGGCTCCGATCGGCTGGGGCCGGGCGCACACATCGCCACCGAGGCGGCAGTCACCGGCAGCATCACGCTGGCTTGGTCGAAGCGTGCGTGGGAGATCTGGAAGAACACGTTCACCCGGACGCCTATCGCAGTTGTCTTCCCGATCACCGACTCGCTGGGCAACAAGTACACCTTCAACTTCCCGGCCGTGGAAGTGGATGGCGAACTGCCGAATGGTGGTAAGCGCGACCTGATCGAGGTCACGCTGAACTACACCGTCGCCAAGCTCAGCCCGACCATCACCCGCGAAGCGGCTGATCCAACCCCGTAAACCCTTTGGCTCCCTCGGTTCAAACGCCGGCCGGGGGAGCTCTTTTATTGGCGTGGCGTTGAGGAATTGAAATGGCTCTGCAACTGGGCAAGAAGAAGCCGGCGGTCGCCGGTGAGCGCTGGGCGAAGTTCGACGACGACACCAAGATCCTGCTCGCCAGCATCGACAACCCTGAATACCAAGTCGCCCTTGAGCGCATGCGCCGCCGCATTCAGCGCAACGATGCGCGGTTTGAAGAGGGTCAGGTGGGCGTGGTCGCCGGCGAGAAGACCGAGCACCAGAACCACTCGATGCTGCTGGCAAGCTTCATCGTGAAGGACTGGGATGGCGTACTGGACGCCGAGGGCAACCCGATCAAGTACAGCCCGACGATCGCCGCCGAGCTGCTGGAAACCAACATCGAGTTCTTCGTCTTCGTCCTGCGCGAGGGTGCAGCTGCCGCCAACGACGCCGCTGAAGAGCGAGCTGAGTCGGTGGGAAAGCCGTCTGCCGCTTCGAGTGGGAGCAAGAGTGGGGCGGGGAAAGCGAGAAGCGCCGCGCGGTCTACGCGCGCCTGAAGCTAGCGGTACCGGATGAGCCCGAGAACGACCCGATCACCGCGTACTTGCTGAATCTCTACCGCAACGTGTGCCGCGGCCGCCGGTACATCGCCGGCATGGCCGGGGCGTTCCCGCTGCCACTGTCGGCGCGGGAAATTTCCGATTGGCTGGAATCGCATCCGTCGCCGCTGCCGCGCGATGAGGTTGACGATGTGATGTTTGCTCTGGATGCGGTGTGTTTGGCTGGCGACGAAGAGTGATTTTGTCGAGGCCCTCGACTTGGTGCTAGATTCCTCTTTCAAACAGGGAGGGGTGTCTTTGAAAAGACAAATAGCATTTGGGTTGGCGTGCTTGCTTCTGGCGGGTTGCGAAACTACTCGCGTTTCGCCTGAGAAGGCCGCACAGGTCCCAGCAGACGATATCTTTGCCTTTGGGAAGCCAACTTCGGCCAGTGATGCTCGCATTGTTTTCACTCAGGACGCAGGCGCTCTGAGCTGCTTCGGGGCTGGTATGCAAGTTTTTCTCAACGAAAGACTGGCGGCTGAAACGAGCAGCGGGAAATCGGTGAAGCTGTACCACAAGCCCGGCCCGGTTCAACTGAGCATCAAAAACAATGCTGCGTGCGCCGGTGGAGATCTGCGAGGAATGTTGCTTGATCTGAAGCCGGGCTACTCTTATTCAGTTCGCGGATATCGCGGAATGTGGGACAAGGCTGAACCATTACTCACATCTCCAGAGCCTTACAAATACAGGTAAAGAGGCAGCATGAAACGATTATTCGCGGCATCGATAGCATCGCTGTGCATAGCGCTATCAGCCCATGCAGATGACAGTTCGTGCAAGAAAATCTCTGCCCTGGCCGGGCAGGCCATGACGGCGCGCCAGAATGGTCAGTTGCTTGAGGATTCGCTCGACAAGATCGGCGATGGCAGCAAATTTGCCAGGAACATGATTCTTCGAGCTTACGAGCGACCCGTTGCAATGATGGAGGCCTTAAAGCCGGAAATGGTGAGAGAGTTTCAAAACGAGGCGTTTCGCGAGTGTTTGAGCGCCAACGAGTAGCAGATTGAAAACAAGCCCGCTTCGGCGGGTTTTTTATTGCCTGGAGAAAAGTAATGGCTCAGACATCCCGCCTGGTTCTGGAGATCGACAGCCGGGACGCCGAGCAGAAGGCTGCTGACACACGCAAGGCGCTTGAGGCGCTCGAAGGTGCCGGGCTTAGGGCCAAGCCAGTCATGGACAAGCTGGCCGACGGGATTGATAGCGTCGGCGAGTCCTCAGAGTCCACAGGCAAAAAGGTCAAGACGCAGAAGGAGCAACTGGAAGAGCTGCTGGGAAGCATCGACCCAGTCACCCGAAAGCTGGGTGAGCTGGACAAGCAAGAGAAGGAGCTGGCCAAAAACCGAAAGCTTGGCTTGATCGACGCGGATACTTTTTCCGAGTATCAAACCAAGATCAACACCACCCGAGCTGATCTGGGGCGATTCAACGCGGACCTTGGCAAAGCCGGCATGACGGCGAAGGCAACAGCCGCCGCGCTGCGTGGCGTGCCTGCACAGTTCACCGATATCGCTGTTTCGCTGCAGGGCGGACAGGCGCCTCTCACTGTTTTCCTGCAGCAGGGTGGCCAGCTTAAGGATATGTTCGGCGGTGTTGGGCCGGCCGCGAAAGCGTTGGGCGGCTATATCCTTGGCCTGGTCAACCCGTTCACTGTGGCTGCCGCAGCGGTTGGCGTGCTCGGTCTGGCCTACTACCAAGGCTCGAAAGAGCAAGACGCTTACCGCCTTTCTCTCGTAACTACTGGCAACGCTGCCGGCACCACCACGCTGGCGCTAGCCGAGATGGCGAAGCGTGTCAGCGGCACCGTCGGCACCACAGCAGACGCCGCTGCGGCACTGGCCCAACTGGCCGGCACCGGGAAGATTGCAAGTTCAAGCTTTGAGCAAATCGCAACATCTGCAATCGCCTATGAAAAAGCCACGGGCAAGGCAGTGTCTGAGACCGTTGCTGAGTTTGCTCGGCTTGCCGACGACCCTGTGAAAGCGGTTGCGGAGCTAAACGACAAGTACAACTTTCTGACCGCGTCGGTGTACGAGCAAATCCGAGCCGCTCAGCAAATGGGTGAGAAGGAGGCAGCCGCAGCTATAGCGCAGGAAGCCTATGCTAAGGCGCTGGGCGAGCGCGCCGCAACGATGAAGGCGAACCTCGGCACGCTTGAAAAAGCGTGGAACGATCTTGCTGGCGCAGCCAAGAGCGGATGGGATGCCATTCTGAACATCGGGCGGGAGTCGAACGACGGCCCTGATGTTCAAGCTATCCAGCAAAAGATCAATTACCTGAAATCTACTCTCGATACGGGTTACGAGGACGGTAACGCAAGGGAACGAATCGCCTCTCTTCAGGCTGAGTTGGACGCCTACAACAAAAAGTCCAAGGCCGAGCAGGACGCTGCTGATGCAGCCGCGCGCAACGCCCAAATTCAGCGCGACGGCCAAGCCGCATATGAGGCTTTCGAAAAAAACAAAGAGCAGTACTTCACAAAGGAGCAGAAGAGGAACAAGGCCCTTGAGGATGAGCTGAAGCGCATCAACGCAGCAAGGGCGGCAGGCTATACGATCACAGCTGAACAGGAAGCCGCAGCTCTGAAGGCTATCCGGGAAAGCGATAGCTTTAAGGAGGCAGCGGAGAAGAAGCCCAAGGCATACCGCGAAGACGCCGGCATGAAGGCGCTCGACCAAGCCCGCCAGCAATATGCGGTGCTGCAGCAGCAAAACTCGCTGATCGGCGTGCAGAAGGGGGAGATCGACAAGCTTGGCGCCGCTGGGCAGGCCTTGGTGAAGTGGGAGCAGGAACTCGCCGACATCAAGGGTAAGCAGATCCTGAC